CGTTGGAATATCTAGCGCCGCCGATGCCCGAGAGGCTTAAAGCTTCACCGCCTTTTGCGATATCATCCTCACCTGCAGATAACCAGCCGCCGCCGCCGCCAGTGTAATTACTACTATTGCCGCCTTGCCCGTTAACGCCGCCTGCGCCGCCGCCGTCAGAGCTTGAATAGGATGAACCAGAGCGTCCATTGACATTAACAGTGCCGTGTGCGTAACTGAAGAGTGATCTATCTCCTGCACCACCACCGCCACCGGCTACAGCCATCAAAGTAGTCGTTGATAGATTAAAAACGGAGGAGCCTCCACCGCCACCCGCACCGCTAGAGTTATTGTAGTTATTTATGCCTCGCTGTCCGACAAGCATTTCTATTACCTGTCCTGCGAGTAGATCAAACTCTCCGACCATGCGAGCGCCTCGGCCGCCTGTAACTACACCATTGCTTCTGTCGTACGAATTTCCGCCTTGCGATCCGCGAACATCAAACTTGTAGCGTCCATCTTTCGGAACAGTCCATCGCTGCTTGCCGTTGTTGGTCGTTAGAAACTCCGTATCTTGCGCCCAGTCTTTGTTTGCGTAATCTGCTCGCACCTGAGCTAAACTAGGGCCGAATATTCCTGCGGAGCCCGCCGTTGTGAACGTGTGGGATATAAATTCATACAGTCCATACAGGCTAGACAAAACACCCCATTGTGCACCATCGGAAGAACCACGTTGTAGGTCTCCATTAAAATACAGTAGTGCATTTGGAACAACGGTAGCAGGAAGCGCAGTTACAACCGGCACCTCTATATTCTTTTTACTTACTGTTACATCGTAGGCCATAACTCACCTGTCTAGGTAGCCACTTAGATTAGACGGCCGAAGCCAAAGAACATCTCGTAGCAAGGTTTATACTCTCGGTTTTTGTATAGAGTTACGACTACCGTACAGCAGCCGTTCCAGTACGTGCCACAGAGAAAGATATTTCCACGGTACGGTTGTCGATAATCTTGACTGCCTGCGGGATTATTTTCTGCAACACACCCTCATACATGGTGATAATGTCAACTACAGGCGCAAATGTTCCTAGGTTGTGAGTAACGGTCCACTTTAATGCAGCCGTTTCCTGGTAGTGATTATGGCTATACACTCCAATAGGCATAGTTCAGCCCTCCTTAAACAGCGCGGACATAGCCCGTCTGTGGGTTGGTGAACGTAACCGTGGCATTGTTCAGGTCGTCGTGTACAATGGACAACGGCTGGACTTCCTGGTTACCTACGAACACTCGAATCAACGGATTGTAGCCTAACATGTGGCTGACTACCCACGTGGTAGATTCAGTTGCGAACTCTTGTTCGTAGGAATAGTTGTTACGAGGCACACCATCTTCGTTACCGATCATAAGAACCAATCGACCAGTTTCTGCTTGTGCGAAAGTGACGATTGTTTGGTTGAAGTTGCATTGAACTTCATCCGGTATTACATGTTTGCCGTTTGTATCTACAACCTGTGCGATTACGTGTGACGTATTTAGGTTGTGGTCTACCGTCCAGGTTGTTGCAGCCAGAGCTTGGTCATGAATAAACGTATTGAGCGGTGCACTGAGTGGTGCCCAAACCGGAAGCCCTTCGGCAACCTCTATACAAATCATAACCCGCTGTCCCTTGAAGATGAATTGACCCACCTTAGGTTCAGCCGGAAAGTTCTCAGTCTGCTCCAACACTGTATTCAACAACATGTTGTTTTGCAGGTCTATATTACCTAATGATTTCATGTGTTTACTCTCCAGCGAGTAAGCAAAAAAAAAGGCGGGACTTGATGCCCGCCTTTTCATTTCAGGACACTTTTGCAATCAATTTAGATTACGCAGCGGCCTTCAGAGCCGTAACAATTACACGACAGGTAGCAGACTGCGTGAAGGTCACGGTCAGGCTGTTGGCGTCGGTGTAAACGATGCTCTCAGGAATAACAACCTCGTCTGTGGAATCGACAACAGTTACCTGAACATACTTGTTACCCATGTTGTGAGTTACAGTGTGTGAGGTAGCGGCAGCGGCGGTTCCGTCGTACACGAAGTAGCCGGCTTCAACGCGAGTTTCCAGGTCTGAAGTAGCAGTGCTCTGAGAAGTCAGTGCTGCATCCAGATGACCTTTGGAGATAGCAGCAGTAGCACCTGCGGCGGATTGATCAGAACCAGAAAGGTTCAGAACGCCGGTCATTGCTTCTACGCCATCACGGCCCAGGAAGGTGTTACGCAGTTCAGCACGATCAACGCTAACGCCAGTAGCGTCAACAGTGATGCCAGAAGCCGCAGCGGTAGCAACAGACAGTGCAGTACCGTCGCCGCCATTGATGCCGTCACCCGCGGCAGAGCCGTTGATGTGGGCTTCGGTTACACCGGAAGCTTTAACACGAACACCAGAAGCAGAAGTTTCTACCGTGGAGTTGTCAGCCAGAACAGAAAGTTGGGCCGCAGTGTCAGTGCTTGGAGTAACACCGTCAAGTGACAGGATCAGACCACCATCGGCGTACAGGTCCAGACCAACTTCATCAGTAGGCAGCTGTGAAACACCAGCACCCATGTTAACGTAGATGTTGTTGCCAGCTTTCGCAAGACCGATACCAGCAGTTACGCCAGCAAGTCCACCGAAGTCAGACCAGTTGGTGCCGTTGTAATACTGGAACGAATCACGAGCACGGTTCCAAGTGATGGCGCCTTCGCCAGAAACAGAAACGTCATAGATAACAACGAACGCACTGCCGTCGTATTCTACAATGTCACCGTTCTCAACACCTGCGATGGTGCCGAAGTTGGCATTCATGGCTGCCGCGTCGCCGATGATGTAACGATCACCTTCGGTAGGTGTAGCAGTCGGGTCCAGGGTTGCGTCAGTTTGACGCTCCAGAACGTCCGGCTGGAAATCAAGACCGGCCAGAGCAGTGTCCATGTCAACTTTACGCAGTGCGTCATTTGCGTTGACAGGAGCGCCCAGACCAGAAACGAGATTACCGTTCATGGCCAGATTGCCACTCATGGTATCGCCAGCTTTGTCTACAGGGGTGTAGCCGATGCTGCCTTCTTTATTATCCAGTTGGGTTTGGATGGCAGAAGTGACACCAGCCAGGTACTCAGCTTCAGCAGCAGTTGCGGTTGTGGTAGCAGCTACTTTGCCAGAAGCGTCAGTTACCGCAATCTTGCTGGCCGAAAGATCAGCACTTGTGATTGTGGTAGCAGCACCGGTGATGTTGTCTTGCTTGGTGCCAGCAACAGTGTCGAGGTGACCTTTAGACACTGCGCTTGTATCAGCAGCGGCACTTTGATCAGAGCTTGCCAGAGTAAGTTCGCCGGTCATGGCTGAGGTGCCATCCAGCTTCAGGTAGTTTTCCAGATTGCCGCCTTTGGCGATTGTCTGAACTGCTACACCGTCGTAATACCGCAGAGCGGCGTCTGTAGAGTTAAACCAAACCTGAGACAGGACTGGTGATGCAGGATCAGCACTAAGCTGATGAACTTTCAGGTCTTTGATTTGACCAACAATACTAAGGTTACCATTAACGCGCATATTCATTTCTCCGAGAGATTTATATTCGATAATGCGATTATCGCATACTTAAATTAACAAACACAGAAGCATTATTCGTTAGGACGAACAACATTGAAGCTTTTAATTTGTGGCATATTTGTTAGATGATGGCGCACCTCCTCGTAAGCACGTTCCCGTATTTGTTCGTTTTCGGCTCTGCATGAGTAGTCACGAACCTCTACGCAAAACCGTTTTTCTTCGTCGATTAACTCATCGACGTAGTACGTAAAACGTTCCAGTTCGGGTTGTTTATTTTCCGCAGAACGTTGACTCAGTGAGCCGTCATCAATAAACAGAATAAGCTTTTCGGGCTGACTGTTATTGGACGTCGTCTGTTCTTTTACGAAGTTGGATCCTAAAAGGCAGTCTAACTCGTAAATTTCAAACAAAGTTGTATTCAGGTATTCAACTAAACATTCGGCAGCGTAAGGAAATGCTATTATCTGAGGCATTCCTTCAGCTTCCGCCAGGGCAGATTTCATAACTCTAAGGTTATTGTAATGAATATGTGTCCAATGTCGAATGAACAAAGAATCAAATACTTCGGAGTTCTCATTAAAAGTTCTATTTATTGCTATTGCTATAGAACCCAAACTAACCTGCATAGAATCAATTTCATCTTGGCCAATTACAGTCTTGTCCAACAGGAGGTGTTCCGAATAAGATAGCCAGTCAGTATGCTTGTTAAAAAGAAGAAGCACTACCTCTTTGGCTGTACTACTGAAGCCATTATCAGGATTGATAAGCTCATTCAGAATGAAAGCCTTGGAATTATAATAACCTTCCATTGCTTTGCTCGCGGCAGAACGATACCTAATGTTATTGCGTATAAAGGCCATAACTCAAATCCCCTTATTCCGATCTTGTATCCGTCCCATTCCTAAGAGCGCACCAAGAATCTGACTCTGTTTTTCGTTGATGTTGTACATGTTACGATTGACTTCGGTAAGAAGCCTATCCATTGTTTCGTCGCGTACTTTGGAGCTGTTAACGGACACGAGCGCGTCTTCGCTCATTTTTTTAAGTGCCATTGAAAGCTCGTCAATCTGAGACCGAAGGTGAACACTACTATGATGCAGATCGGAGTGATACTTACCTGACTCTGCAACAAAAGCCTCTATCTTCTTGAATTTTTCTAAGCGATCCGTATCGCCTTCCTCAAAAGAGGACCTAATTGTAGAAAGCGCTAGGTTTATCTCATCGAGTTGTGAAATGAACCTTTCGTCTCCTTTATTTTTTAATACTGAAAGCTCTTCCTCTTGAGCTTTACTTTTTTCTTTCAACTTCTTATGATCATCTATAAGTGGAATTACAAAGAAGTAGTAACCCAAAATGGCGGCAACAGCAATCACAACCGCTATGGACGTGGGAAGCGGATTACTGGCCAAAGCTTGTACTATGTCCATAGAAGCACCTATCTGCAATCCGCTTTTGTTGGTTGTACGCGAACAATACGCTTCTCTGAGTCATTAGGATCAACGGTGACTATCAATTTGGAAACAAATGCATTCAAATACCTGCATTCTTCTCCGACTGAGGTCTCGCTGACGCAAACTGCCGTAATGCACTGGAGTGATTCTTGTACAACTATTTCCCTGTCCACATACTCGCTCTGCTTAAACAGAGGAATAATAGCAAAAAGAAGTAGAAAACACAAAAGTGCAATAAGTAGTCCTCTAGCTACTTTAGTATTCATGGTGAATCCACCGTTATGTAGACAATTTCTTTAGCGTTGCTTAGTACGTACTCATTGATTCCGAGAAAACCTACACGATCCAAATTAACACCTGCTTGGAGTCTAAGAGGATAATCTTCACCTTGTAACTCGGCTTCTATGTTGCTGGCCAGGTATCCAGGTAAAGCTCCAAAACTTAAAGCGGTAGGTTGTTCCCACCTCAAAACGCTTACTTCCACGTGCTTTGTATTCACTTCTGTTAGAATTTTATCCGTACTTGAGGCAGAAAGAACGGTGCTAGAGTCTTGGTCCAGCAAATTAAATGTGTTATTTACAATAAAAGACCTAGGCTCGCTATTAAGTACGGTTAATCTATACCGCATCCTAACAACGCTGGATACTTTTATAGAAACCAGTTTTAAAGAAGGTTCGGCGCTTAAGGCTTCTTCAAATTGGTTTAATCGAAGTTTACTGAAACTAGAGAAATCACTTATGACGTATACAGTTCCGTTAATGGATTCCAAATGTTCGCGCGCCGATTTAATACCTTCTACAAGACTATCAGGAGAAGCAGGACCCGGCTTGCCCGAAGTCGATGTGACGAGTATTGGTATTTGAATAGGATTGCTATCTTTCAACTCCAAGTAGGACAAGTCATAACCGAGAAGAACTAAATCATCATAGTTTTCCGCGCGTTTTTGTATCTCACGCTCAGTAAATTCCTTGGAAAAATAAAACCGATCTTGCGCGTAATCCCGAGCAAACAACACTTTAAGTTTGTACTCAGCATTATTGCGTTTCAATTCCGCAATAATGCTGTCACCGTACAACTCTGTTATATTGTTAGACTGGACAACATAAACAGAATTGAAAGCGTTTTCCGTATCCGTAACGGAATCAATAACGATTTCGGGCTTTTCCAACGTTGTTCCCTGTGGAACGTACAGTATAATACATAACAGCAAAATATGCTTTTTCATAATCGGGTCTCTACGTGCGTTCGACTATAGGCAACAACTCAGCACGACCAGCTACAGGAACCGCAAATTCAACACTGACATTATTGGCGTCAACAATATCCACGCGTGAAGGCCATACCATCTCATTACCTTCGTACACCTGAACGAGTAGGTCAGTCTTATTCATGTTGTGAGCAATAGACCAAGTAGAGGCTGCGGTAACTACACGATAAACAAAGCCTTTAAAGCCCAGTATGGAGGCTTCTAATACTTCGACGCGAGTACGTAAATTATCTATCTGGGAGTTGGTATTATTGAAGGATTGGCTGATACTGGTAGTAATTGTGCGTACTTCGTTCAGTGCGAAGTCTACCCAAGAACGAGGAACAACCTCTTTCGGGTCGAAATCTTCGCCTACTGCCAATGTGCGAGTCTCAAGCATACCGGCGAGCTTATCACCAGATTTTGCTATCGCTCCAACGTCCGTCGCTGTGGACATGTGAGGATTACCCACTGTAACAGCGTGATCAAGAGCGTCTTGACTTGCTGGCTCAGGCGTATCCCAGATTTGCTGGTCTAGCACAGTTGTAACATCGGTCACGCTTTCCCAAGTATGCTGAAGACCTCCGGAAGCCGAACGTGCCGTACGCCGCAACACAAAATCATATTGTGGGCTTGCAGGATCAGTAACATACCACAAAAGATTTAGAGGCGCTTCCAAATCGTAAGGTTCTACGTGGGATACAACAAAACGAACCGGCTCGTAACCTGTATCTGCATTATTGTACGCAATAGATACTGGATTTGTGGAAGAGTGACCCTTATTATTGGCAACAGAGGTCAAAGCATTTTTAAGCTCCTGCAACGTAGAAAAGCTCATGGTATGTATACCTATTTTTTAAATGAGTTACAAGAAATTATCAAGAAACAAGCTTACGGACGGATGCGTTCTCCTGCAAAAGCCGTTCTTTTGCTTTTGTCCTAACCTCGTTAACGGCTTTAGCCACTTTAACCAACTGCCTAACGTTAACGTCTACGTACTTTATTCCGTTCTTATCCCGGGCTTTCAGTTTAAACTGCGTCTGGTCGTGTGCCGATAGTGCCAAACACTGTGTAATGTGGGCGCTCGCTTCGTCGTCCGCAAAATAGTACAGATCATCCAGCTTAATGCCTGCGCCTACAATTTCGGCATACTCGTGTTTAACAGACGCCTCAAGCTCGGTAAGATCAGATTGTCCTGAAGTTACCGTAGCTCCTTTATCTTCTAATACACCGTTAACTACAAGAAACGTTGAAGGACGTTGCGTAATAAGATTCCTTTGACCTACCGTTATGACGACGCTAGGACCGGGAATAGAATTAACACTGTGGACTTTGCTGTTATACAGGCCAAGAATGTTGCCAGAACGTTCGTCGTAGTGCGCCCAGTATTTAGTCTGCATTTTATTCTCCAATCAAGAACCAGTAGAAGTCCCAACCAGTCATGGCAACAGGCTGCGTACCGCCTACACCATCAGGCTCAAGGTCTAGCATAAACGTGTTTACAGCCAAGAGCGCATAACCATCCTCTACCCGCTGCACACGAACTTTGTTTGCAATGTTGCTACTTGGGTTAACCCACTGCAATATGATGGAGTGTGGTTTACCGACTGAATCAATAGCTTCTGGAAACATTATTTGTTTCATTTCAGCAGCGTTGTTATCCGTTAATCTTCCCCACTGCATCACACGACCTGTAGAGACACTTTCCGCAGAACTCACTTCTGTAGTGGTTTGCGTAGGACGTTCACCATCCATGCCTGCAGGACCGATAGAACCCTGTGGGCCAATAGGACCTTCAGGTCCAGCAAGACCACGGGGACCGGTTGGGCCTGCAGGACCTGGTGAGCCCATAGGACCCATATCGCCTTTAGGTCCTGTACAGCCGGGACCTCCAGGACGACCATCCCGGCCATTACGACCAGCAACACCGGCTGCTCCACGAGGACCGGTTGCGCCTTTCTGCCCAATGCCAATATTGTGTGCTGTCATAAACCCAGACACTTGCACAATACTGTCATCTACGCGATAGAGATTCAAAACACCTATTTCAGGATCGAACTCGCCACGGACAACGAAATTATCCGTTTCATCTGCCGAACCTGGAGTTTGTGCTTCTATGTCATTACCGTTGAACACAACATCGTCGTTAGCGCGGGCATTATCGCCCGCGTCCAACATGGACAATGGCACTCTGGTTAACTTAGCCATTACCTACCTCACTTAACGGACAGCCACTGGGTATTATCCATGCTGCGAACTTTTGTGTTAGTCGGAGTCATATTGATCCAACTTCCATTTGTAGAGCTACGAACTTTCCAACCGTACGCTGAAAAATTACGAACCCACGGCCTATCAGGCGACTGTCGAACAATCAAACTTATTGCCATGATAACACTCCTAGACTTTACGGGATACGTAACGATAGACATAATACCGAAGATTGGTATTTGGGTTTACAGCAACTCTCGGCCATTGCAGATAATCACTGAACGGATTAGCGGTGCCCAGATCGACCCATGTTCCATTCTGCGCTTCCCACACTCTGTTGGTAGAGACTGCTAGTACGCGACCCTCAGCAAACGGCATAGAAACATTTTGGTAAGTGGAGCCTGCCTGACTGTGTGTATAAAAACCGAAGCTAGCTGGACCACGAAACTTATCGAGTTGTGGATCGGAGCCCAAGGTATATACGAATTCCGCTATAGAACCTCCGGTGAATTTCGTAGCGTTGACGGTAAAGCTATCGCCTTCGCGAACTACGCTTAATCTACTTGATGTTCCATTCCATGCTCCCTGGGTATCGTTTACTCCAATGTCAGCTATAACCCGCGAGGTCGAACCGTCGAAATAAACTATACCGTATCCGGTCGCCGGAGTTGTAAACCCACCTTGCGTACGAATCAGTATCAGAATATGTGGCACACCACTGATAACGCGAGAGGCCATAACAAGACCGATAGCGTCATCATCCGGACCGTCCGATGTTACGGTCGCTTCAAGGACGTAATTCTCTACCTCATCCGGACTAAGGATAGAATTGGGTGAAGCAGTGTTCGTAGGCATAACAAACTGCGCCAGCGCAGAATCGTAATACCAGTCGTCGGATTCTCCACCAAATGGCGCGGCGGCATAGTAGTTTCCACCTTCTGCTCGCGGCCAAGTGTTGAATATCTGCTCCAAGGAGGGCGCAACGTTAGCATTCATAAACGACTGTGCTTCCGTTTCACTATCAAACACCAAAGATTCTATCTCAGGCATAACGGCTTCGTTGATACCTCCGTACGAGTTATCAGCTTCGTAGTAGTCCATCTTCCAGTCTTTACTGGTTATAGAAACCACTTTACCTGTATCTGTTTCTGTTATATCCATAGCTACCCAGCCGGGTGTTTCGCTAGGAGCATTCTCCATAAGTATATAAACAAAGTACGTACCCGGAGAAACAGAAACATCGTGAGACTGCGCACTGGCAAGATTAAACGTTCCTATGTCCTGCTTGGTGCCACCGTCAGGCATTATGAACACTGAGGCATAGTCGTCGGCTATACCGCGGAAGCGAAGATTGCCAGTGGTAGTGTGGAACATGTTGACTGCCATGGCAGCGGTACTACCTGCTAGTATGGCATCAGGCTCCGGCGTTATTCCTACTGCTGTTCCAGGTAATACGTCTCCGTGTGAACCATACTCAAATGCAGGTGGTAGTCCTTTATTGAACGCGACGAATCTAATACCGTCAGTCGGATGGACAATAGGACAGTGGACAGTCTGACTCCAATACGTTGAAGCTCCCGGACTGGTAACATCCAGCTTAGTTAGGCTGGCAACCGGTATAGCAAGTCCGCCCATTCCGCCAGCTTCCCAGCGAAGAACTGGATCAATAGTATCTTCCAGAACATTACCTTCGTTAGAAACAGTTAGTCTATCAGGTGCTCCGTTTGGAGGAGCAATACCGGGTCCAACTGTCGCGTATTCTACCAAAGCAAACTCATTTGCACCACTTGTAAACTCTGTAGAAATAGTACGTCCATCCTCACCACTCCAGAAAGTTCCACAAGGTACGATCGTTTCCGCACAATGTACTTGGAAAGTCCAATTTGTTACTCCGGTGCCCGCCATGCGAATATGAATCGACTTATCAATAGTGGGATCGTACTCAAACGATAAGGTTCCACTTCCTGTAACGGGTCCGCCGGTTGTAGCTACCAGAGTGTCGAGCTGGTACACATCCATTGAATCGGCATCTGTATCCATTTGATAATCAATGGTAATAGCGCCGGGTTCGTCACCGAGATCATAGTACGTGTCAGTTATACTGGCGCCCAACGATTCTGTTATCTCATCGCAAGGAAGAGGATTGGCTTGGTTGCCAGTATCACCTGGGCATGTTATCAAATAGACCCAACTTGTTTCATCAGAAGAACTAGAAACCCGAATAACAACCATTGAGTCTATATTAAACGTATGTTCCCAACGCAACTGACCAACGCCTGCGACAAAACCATCTGTACTAGCTACGAGTTCGCCTTCATAAAACACTTCAAGCTTGTCACTAATGTTCCACATCTGATAATCTATGACGGCTGGTCCACTTTCATCACCAAACTCGTGGTACATTTCTTGTACGCCGCCACCGCCACCGTGACTGGGTTCAAATGTTCCGCGACACGCAGCAGGATCAACCGGAGTTCCAGGAACAGAACCTGCAGGATACTCGTCAGGACAAGATACGTGAATGTTTGCCCACGAGTCTGGGTTACCACGCATACGAACCAGAATAACATTGTCTTCCATCGGGTCGTGACCGTATGGAAATCCCCACATGAATGAGATATAACCTTGGCCGCCTACCTGACCATTAGTTGTAGCAACGCGAGAACCGTTAAGGTAAACGTCGATTGAAGTGACGCCTGTTACCATATTGTACCAAATACGTGCTTCGCCGGGGTTGTATCCTAGATGCCAATACTCTTCGCGAATGCCGTAACCACGGAAGATTATACCAGACGGACATTGCAGTGCGTCGTCGGGCGAACTACCGCCGGGACCAGAAGTTGAGCCTTCGCCTGAGTTGTAGGGCTCACAAACACCAAGACCTGGACGATATAGACACGCATTGCCGTTGCCGTCAGTCTGAAGACCCGCACCGGGACCGCAACTATCCGGCAGATCGTAGCCAGGAGGATATGTTCCTTCATTTGGGTCCATGCTGCCTTGGTAACAAGAACTATCGCCTTCGCCTTCCGGGCTTGAGCCTAGATCAGGATTGCTATACGCAGGAGAATCGGGTTGCGTGTTGCCCCAGTTTTCTGGCTCTTCTTCCGGCTCACCTTCCCATTCACCTCCGGGTTCACCGGGCTCCATTTCGCCACCACCAGAGCCGCCACCAGAACCTCCGGCGCCGCCACCATCATCCCACGATGTGCCTCCATCTGGGTTACCTGCATCTGGATAACCAGCGTCGGGAGCGGGTTCACCGGAAGGAGGAGCTGGAGGACCAGAACCGTTTGCACCTCCGCCGTCTTCTGTTCCACCGTATACATCAGGCTCACAGTCGTCTTCAGTCAAACAGTCAATATTTATCCAGTAATTGTCGGTACCGTGACGCACACGAATACCGCGCGCGGGTACCAATCGACGCCATCTTGTGTTAGCAGCGTTTCTTACGTACCACTCAGACTGACAAATATCTAACCATGCTGCGTTTGCAGGATTTCGTATGCGTAAGCGGCCCATTATTTATTCCTATATTTACGGTCTTACCCAGAATGCACCGGCACCAACAGGACCCGGGTCTTCAGTCTGAATGTATATGTCTACTTGACCATCTTCACCCGGATCACCTTTTGCGCCTTGGACACCGGCAGGACCTTCAGCACCTTGAGGTCCCATTTCGCCACGAGGACCGGTTGCGCCAGGAGTGCCGGGAGGGCCTTGACAACCAGCAGGTCCTTGTAGACCGTCTTCACCCAATAGGCCGTCAGTACCGTCTGTGCCTCCAATGCCTTGAGTACCTGGAGGACCCATGCCGATATCGCCTTGAGTCATAAACCCAGCGATCTGCATTTTCTGACCGTTGACAAGTGTGATTGTCAGTATACCGGTAGCATCATCAAAGTGGCCAGCCTGAAGGCCAGTATTGTTAATATTCTGGTCACGTTCAGTATAAACAGCCTCACCAGAAAATCTAACGTCTGAGTCTGGCTCACCCAGAGCTTCAAGCATCGACAGAGGAGTTTTAGTTAATCCGCCCATTACTTGTTACCTCTTTCGTAATAAGCCTTTCGGCGTTTCTGTTCGTCCAGAATTTCATCTATCTCTTTCTTTGAGATTTCATGGCGTCTGCACGATAGACAAGAACCCTGAAGTTCAACAGCTATTGATTGCTTTGAATCAAAGCTCCATTTTGTATTGCACTTTGGACATTTCATTTTCACACCTGTTGATTCCCAGGGACACTACGGCCACGGAGTGCCGATCGGCGGATCCGTTAGGGTAGAGCCGGGGTCTGTAGTTCCACCGCCACCTGTAGTGCCTGCTCCTGGATTAACCCATAGAACTCCTGCGCCCGCAGCGCCAGGATCAGTAGAAGACACGATTATGTTAACGCTGCCTGCAGGTCCGGGTTGGCCTGCTCCTCCCGAGGGGCCGGGTTCGCCTCTTGGCCCCGTAGGACCGACTGGGCCTAATACGCCTTGCGGACCACGATTACCTTGAGGGCCTCTAGGTCCCGTTAATCCGCGGACGCCCGGAGGACCCTGCATACCAGTTCGACCATCGCGTCCTTGAGGACCTGGACCGCCCGCAGCACCCGGAGGACCTTCACACCCCTCTTCGCCGGGATTGCCGTCTTTACCCTCTTTACCGGCTTTACCGTCTTGACCTCTAGGTCCTTGCGGACCGGTAGCACCTGTTGGTATCTTATCAGCAGTAGGAAAGCCATTTACTTTTACTTGCTCTCCGTTGTATAACCTAAGAGTTAGAATACCAAGTACGGGATCAAAATGTCCATACTCAATTTCTGATACAGGTGACTCTCGTGGAGTTTCAACGGCTAAGCGCTCATCCCTTACTACTATCTCAGTCTCTCCGGCATTACCGGGAGCGCTGATTTGATCTACCACAGGTCTAGTTAATCCTGCCATGATTTACCTCAATCTGGTAAGCCCCAAAGCACTGTCAAATTGTCAGGCTCTGAAGCGGATATTACTACGCTAGTGTTTGCAGCCGCGCCTGGAGTACCAGTCGATCCGGGTTCCGCGTCGCATTGAATACCTCGTGCGCCACGTGCGCCTTCATGACCGTATCTACCCATGTCACCATCTTGTCCTTGGATGCCTTCGGGTCCGGGACCTCCCATAGGTCCGGGTATGCCTTGAGGACCATCTGCACCAGCTTGACCCATTTCACCCTGAGGTCCGTCGCCACCATTAGGTCCGGCACATCCTGTCGGCCCTGTAGGACCATCATTTCCGTCGAACCCATCGTAACCTGGATGACCCGGCTCACCCTTGGGTCCGGTAGGTCCAGTACCAAAGTCACCTTGCGTTAGCAGACCGTCTACCATCAACACTTGTGCGTTTTTACGCACCATGTTAACGACTCCGCCTTCTGCATCAAACGCAGCATCAACGATAAGACCATCGTTAATGATCTCACGTTCGGCGTAAGAAACATCTCCTTTTGCATCATCGCGCTTGGTTGCTTTTGACTGCCTGTAAGCACCAAACACATCAAACTGATCAATGTGGAGAGAGGTTAGTTTTTGTCCTGCGGTACGCGGCATCAAATCTTTTGAATTGCTTTTTACGGTATTGGTAATTATTTTCTGACCGATAGGCACACGCTCTTCATTACCTTCCAGAAGATTGGAAACCAATACACTTTGTTTGATTCCTCCAATCATATCACATGCCCTCTATCCTATTACACATCCTTGTGGTTAAATCGTTAATCTGACTGGAGCTTTTCAAGCCAGACATTTTACTTATCACTCCGTGCAGCATTATTGTTATTTGGTTGCACTTTTCTATGTAATCCCGCGCCACTCTACGTAAAGTGGGAAGTTCAAGCTTCAGTAAATCGCCAAATGTATCCAACACATGCAGAGCTTGATGAGTTGCCAGTGCTGTATTCATTCTCGGCAAAAGGTCGGCGTCCATGCTAAGTGTATGATTACCTCCATCCCGTACGCAAAATGTGCAATACATGGCGGCACGGTCAGCGGATTTTTGCAGACGTTGTTTGCTCATACGTAGAATGGTTTCTAGGTCAGGACCGTCCCAGATCAAATCGCCACCAACGTATCTAAATGCTTCGTACCGTTCTTGTCCCATTACAACGGTATCAAACAATTTTTTACTGACGACAATATCACCTTCAGTCAAACTCGGATGAATATCGCCAGTTAACTGCTGTTCGTCCGTTCCAATAACTTTACCTACGTTATCTACTTGTAGAATGTAGAATGTGCTCGATTCTTGCATGCCCATTGTGGTACCTACTTTATCAGCGGGGTTCCTATAACATTGAAGTTCATACTTAACTTGGAACCATACTTGGATATGTTGGCATTACGTACTCGCATACGTGCAACCACGTCGATATAACCTGCAGGAATGTTGTCTTTTATAACATCGAATACCTGCGTCAAAGATGCGTTACTGAAGGCGCGTTCGTTGTTCGTGCCGCTCAAGCTATTGAAGCCTGCTTCACCCGTGCCTTTAATGTCGCGTCCATAATCAGGCTCTTTTGAGGCCGTTGTTCTGAAGCCAATCACAAACTGCATGATCTCCATGCCTTCAGGACTTATAAAGCCTGGACCCAACACCGAAGCAAAGTCTACGCTTACCTGAAGCATTATATCCGATACAAGCTGCACACGATACGTATAGATAATCTCTTCCGAGTCATCCTGCCTACGAAGTGTACTAAACTTGAAATTCGTACTCTCGTTAAACTCCTGCGCAATTGTGCTTTCGATCATATAGACAGGATGCTGTCCTGTAACACGAATGCCCTTGCCTGATACAAGATCAATGGTAGGTATAGGCAAAATCACTGGATGCGTATCGTGCCGAAGAAGTTTCAGACTTTTACTTGTCAGTACGGCATCTGTAACAACGCCACGCAGGTTAGTCTGCGGCGTACCTTCGCTACGTATGTTATGGAAAATAACAACCTCAATTTCAAGGCCGCCGCGAGCATGACTACTCAGTATGATTTTATTGTCTACAACGGTGTACAGTTTACGGTGAATATGCGTACCGCTTATGGACACAAACGTGTGGTCTTTCGACTGAGGCTCTACCGGAATCTCAATGAATAGCGTATTGCCGACCGTGATCGTAGACGAGCTAATGACTTCTGTACTGTAGCCTTCGTCTTTCCTAGGAACAACACCACTGACTTCAATATCAAGACCCGCACTCGGCGCAGATATAAACACAATCTCCTGGGAAGAAGCATCATACGTGAAAGATGTTGGAGCCTGCAACAAGCCTCGAATGTATACGAATGCGTACTCGGAATTTTCAATTGGTTGAGTCAGCTTGAACCTGCGCTTCTCTCCGTCACCAACAAATTCATCCGTTACAATATCCGTAAACGATCCATTGCCTGGCTCTTTCGTGACGAGCCGCATATCAATACCGGCGTGTGGAGGTATCTCGCCTGCAAACTCAATCTCGGAACCAGCAATATCGTAAGCTGACTTATGTTGAGTAACACCACCAATTGCTGTTATGCAGTGATTGACGTCCTTTAACACAACGCCGCCGAGACTGTACCTACGGTCTTGTCCGGTACCAACATCACTCAACGTACTGATTCGCAGTTTACCCGGAGACACGTAAAGCGTATTCAGGTTCTTACCTGTATTCTTGGGAGGAGACCACACTGGTAGATTGCCAACGCCACGCGTAAGAACCCAATCGTTAGGCACACCTGCCATGGGCGGCGGATAATCCGCATTTCCCGCACCGGCTCCTCCAATTCTACGCCACACAACTACAGTTGATTGAGCGTCAAAATTCGGTATAGGCTGACCGTCCTTTTCAACAAACGATTCTGTACCTGTGTTGTAGACGAACTTACGCGATTCGCCACGCGCAGGACCGGCAACAACGTACACAATAACAATCTCACCATTCCGGAAACCCAGAGCGGTAGTGAGCGCTGTTTGTTGAAACTCGGTAGTTGTTGCTCCAGCGTTAGGCACACCTGAGAATACGCGATCATAACCGCTGAATGCCCACTGCATAGAACCAGAGCCAAACTTCAGCGCGAATCCAGGACTAACCGTACCATCAACGTTATCTATGGAGTCTAGTACACTCAACACGTTAAAGTCGCTGGACTCTGGAGGAGGCAGACGATAAACGCCTGCAGCGGAAGGCACACTACTCAAATCACCCACTGTCACGTTAATGACAGTAGGATCAATGCGGGAAGTTACCAACAGTGCGTGAATGCGGGCGCTTCGGTTTTCGTACAGAAAGTAAGGCTTATCGAATACGCAACGACCAAACAGGATGTTGTCGTCCATAAAAAGGCCGACTTCTCGAATGTACATACCGCCAGCAGGTACAGCGTGTTCAGGTATTTCAAACGTAAATCTGGCAGTATGCGTATCCAACACTTCAATAAGGTGAATCGAACCTTGGTGTAGTGTCTCGCCGTTTATATCGAAATCGGTATCCCTAGTTTGTTCACTGGAGTCACCGAGCTTAAAGTATACGACGTTGACCAGAACTCCGCCCGCTCTAGCATTGTTAGCAGCTTGCAGACCAAGATCGGTAATGTGAATGACGTTATCGGTCATTGTAAGCTCCGTTAGTCGTTAGCAGGCAGCGGAAGAGAAACACGGCAGTTATCGCAGTAGTAAACCTGCTCGTCAGCCGCAGTAGCAATGCCCATCTGAGATTGACATTTGGGACATTGACCGTCCACATCAAGCATCATAGATGCAGATGTAGATTCCATATCGTCGGACGCGACTGCGGCAGGCGCGGCTTCAGTTTTAGCGCTCCAAAGATTCAGAACAGTAGCGCCAGACGGCATTTTAACTTCATGGGCCATGATATTATCTCCGTTTTTAGTATGTATAAATTAGATTGTTATGCTTGGTCAAAATTCACTGTGAGCGTAACCGTGCCAACTCCTGCGAAGTCTGAACGATACAAATACCAGTCGGTAGACACGCCGCCGCTTATACGTGTTATAGTGAGCGGTCCTGTTGTCATGCCCACAGAGCCATCATCGGGCCACGTGGCCCCGTCCATACCTCCTGAAACTCCACCTCCAATAGCGAATGTAGCAAGACCATACGACACAGGAGAAGCAAAGTATACATACTCGCTTGTAGGTGCAGTAACGGTAAACGTTTCTCCGCTCTGTATATCGTTGAAGTATTGAGTTAAGTATTGGTCTATCTCTCCACCATCGCTGATACCAATAGGCCCTGTTCCGTATGTCGGCAACAACTGTCCTACAGTGATCAGTTTAGACTCTTCGATAGTGTGGAAACCTTCTGTTACAACAGCGCGAATTATAATCTCGGTGCCATTAGGAACGTCAGCCACGAACAGAGAACCGGAGTTTGTTATATCAACGCCAACAATCTGCGTATCGAGAAACCATTCAATTTCGTTTGGATATGGAACTTCACCAGTGTTCTCAACAACAGGTTGGCCCTTGCGGAATAGTTCTAAGGAGTAGTTAGTTATCGACTGTTCAAGAATGCGTTCAGGACCATATATTACAAGGCTTCCCAACGTGCTCTCTTCTTCGACAATACGAACATCAAACTCCTCGTGTATGTTATGACCAGCGCATCCCCAATCCGCAGATATGGTAATATCGACCGTCTCTCCGTTAACAGAACGCAAGAATCCATTCTGGTCAATAATGGCTACTTCCGGAGGAACGTTCAAAGACCAATCGTTAGATAGTGCGAGCTCCTGATTGCAACCGTTGTCAAAAACCGTGAGCAGACTGTACGATCCTGTTTCGCGGGCACGTAAAGCTGTTGGTCCAATTATACGAGAGAACAGAGGCGCGTCAGGACCGAGGCGCTCATAGTCTTTCACAACAACCGGGAACTCTGCGTACTCTTTAAAGAATCTTGCAGTTATTATCGCAACGGTATTTTCTTCAACCGATCTACCTTGAACTACACCTGGACTAACTGTATCGACAGCAGGCTCAGGAATGTTTAGAGGGTCTGGACTCCTTGCGCCCCAAACAGGTCGAACAAGTTCAGTGGTTCCATCTTCGTATATCGCTGTGGCCGTAAGGTATATTCGTTTGCCCTCAAGAACCTCGGAGGGTCCGCTAATGACTAGGCCCGATATTAGAGAAACATTAGGTATCAATACGATGGGTTTCGTTTGCGTGTATGCCGTTATGCCGTTGTCATATTCTGCATGAATTTCTACAATACCCACAGAAGGATCAGCAAACGTTAGAAAACCAAACTGATCAATTTGAGCAAAGCTAGGATTGCCTACGATGTTCCAGTTTGGAACAACTTCAACATCACGACCATCCGTAAAGTGCGCAAATGCCCTGTATTTCCCTGTGATGTTTTCTTTCAGGTTCTCTGGACCAATCACAGTTATGTGTTCTATGTTTATTGGAGTATCAAACACTGCAACGATTTTATTAGCTACTAGACCTTGCGCCCGAGCTTGAATAGAAACGGAAATGGCACTACCAACAGACCCAGCTATAAGGGTGCCAAAAGAGTCTATAGAAAAGCGATCACAACTCCACTCAGGATTGATCTTGGTAACTGCACCGTTTGACCAAGTCATAAACGCGGAATAGCGCATCTCTGATAGCTCAACAACTCGGTCAGGCCCTCGTATTTCTACAGAGACAGGAGTTATATAGTTCCGCGTGACTTCGATTTGCTTGGTGGCAATATATTTCTGGCCGTTGAATTGGAGAGTACCTTTTAACGCCGCTTTAAATGCGTCTTGAGGACTTCCAGCGGTTGCGGTACCGTCTTGATCAACGTGTAGTAGAGGCGAAGATGATTCCCAAAGTACCAATACAATACTATCAGTGCCGTCAGAGAAAAACGCATGTGCTTGGTACTGATACGAATTGGTTTCAGTCAATACTTCCGGACCAAGAATATCAAGCTGATCCACAACAACGTTCGTGGAAACAGCCTTAAGTATAATGTCTTTTGTGGACTTGTGTTCTATGTTGGAGCGATCCAAAAACAATGCTTCGACGTACAACACAACATCTTCTGGAGGATTGCCTGTGTCAATCGAATATCCTTGCTTTTGTAGGACGTACGGTGAAATAACTTTGATTTCCGCATCCTCAATAGGACGAACATGACCATCTGAGTAGTAACCATCTACCGTAACATCAAAAATGTCATCACCCTGAATCACATCAGGGCCGTGAAGTCTAATATAATTAAGACGGGCGCCCGTAGCTTTAACAGTGACATTTTTGGTGTGGCTGATACCATTGATTGTCGAAGTAATACCAACAACGGTATCTCTGAGTACGGTTGCGAAAATTGCTTGGCCAAGATCGTTGAATCTAACAATCTCAGGCCGGTCAGTTGAATACTCCGGGCTTGGCATACGAACAACACGACCGCCCGAAGATAGGTCTATGTCAGATTGAATAAGTGACAGTGATTGAATTTCAGTTTCAAGGTCTTGGGTAAAAACAACGTTGAACGTGCGATTGCCGAAAGCAGGTTTGTCTGTGCGATACAGATACCAGTCGGAAGTCTTATCGTCTACAGTGCGCGAAACAACGATAGGACCAAAGGTTGTTCCGTAGTCTTTGCCGTTCCAACTAGCACCGTTCCAATGAACAGCATCGTCCGACTCTGAATCTGTTATAATCGCTGTGCCTAGAGAAGCCGGCACAGCCAGATAACCGTATTGCCCTTCATCAGCCGCGAGAACGAAAGACTGCCCGTTCGCACTTAATTCCTGATCAAGAAATTCAATACCAGCATTATCATCAATAACAGATTCGTGAACTCCTGCCACAGGCAATACTTTGTTTACTTGCTTGGTTAGTTTAGGTTTATAAGCTGGTGCAGGAGTAGGCGCTTTAGCAATCACAGGATCAGTGGAGCCGAATCGAACATCAGCCAAAACTTGAAACATTTCACCGCTAACAACTTCGTCTGGCGCCAGTGTTGCAACCTGTTCTACTTTTTCTGAACCGAGTCCAATAACACCGTAGTCAACGTGATCGAAGTAGAGTTTGCCGGCCAGACCAATTGTGGCCTCAACAGGTATAATAAAATAAAAGTCTTTAACTACCTGATTGATAGGGGCAAACTCGTAGAAAGCAGCTAACAGCCTGTCTGTTAGCGTACTACCTTCTGGTAACACAAGATTAACATCAGTCGGTATCAGCTCCATACCTAGTTCTATATGGGGCGTCTTGTACCAATCCCCACCGTCCGCCAACTTAGAGCCGCCAGGTTCAACGTAGAAATCAAGATAGTTGTTTGTCCAAAGGTGCTTAACCAGAACCTCACGACCAAGAACGTATTGAACACCTTTTACAAAGTCTTCAGTGCCGCTAATCTCGTGAAATAAGGCAAGCATGTAGACTGATTTGGATAACCGCTTGGAATTATGCTTTATCAAGTCAGCCGGTATATCAAATCCAAGTTGCTTAATTGTGTTTGAGATAATAACAGGATCGGTGTCTTCCACTATGTGGCGAATGTCTTCTATCTCACCAATGGGATCACGAACTTGTTCCTGTACTGTATCTGCTAGAGCTTCCATAAACTCCAGCCAAGTTTTCTCATTAGAGAGAAATTCAGGCTGTAGTCCTTCAAAGCTTATTTTCTTTGCCATCAGAAATCGCCCCTAAGTCCAAGCGTACGTTCGGAGTAAACAACGTCCAGTATAGGCGAGCCATCCAGAACAACGTAGTTTGTTTTATCCTGCATGATAATGTCTTCAACAGGATTAACAATTATGACGTAATCAACGCCTTCGATTTTACGAATGGAGTTTGATATATCAGACTCGGACAACCTGCGTCCAAGAATACCCGGCTTCTTTTGAAAAAGCTTGAGTATGTTTTCCATAGCCACTACGCGAATCTCACTTTCTTTCGCACTAGGCATTATGGCAATTTTTACCCGAACTTTAACGTACACCTTATTGGGATTCCATGTCTGAATATCGTATCCAGAATGAAGACGCGGGTGTATCCAATCAGAAAACGCGCGCCATGCACTCGACTGGGGATTTGGATTGGCGCCGCCTAGATTGTCAGACACTTCAGGAAGAATACAGATACGAACCAAATTCATCCAGCGCAAATCGTCTGGAGCAACATCACGTTGACCTAGAACAGCACAGTCAGCAACACCCGGATAACCCATGATGGTGCTCCGAATGTCGGCAACACTTATGGCTCGTCTTTTGGTGCGGTGCATGTTAGCAGCGAACAGCTTGTAGTAAAGGGCGCTTTTCTCGTTAGCTCCGCCTGAGATAGACGTTATGTTTTCGCCCTTTAACTCGGAGTCCGTGTTCACTCGTGCTTTTATACCGGGTAGTCCATTGTTATCGTTGCTGCCATTGGTAATAGAGTAACGAATGAACATTGTACTGTTCTGGTCGAGAATCTTTCCGTGTTCTCCGTCACCGAAGAAAAACGATGTATCGCCGTCACGACTGGTGCTCTCAAAGAAGACGGCCTCTTCACCGTGATGCTCAAAGATAGCTTTATCCGTTTTGTCCCAAATAGTAATGTTGCCCGTGTCTTTGTCTTGCGTATAAACAAGAACGTCCGCAGAAGAAACAACAAAACCTGGCTCCTGCAAATAAAATTCTCGCAGCGCCAGGTCTTCATACCGAGACAAATCGAATTTCTTTTCTTTTACCGTACCGCTAAACACATCCACGTTTGAAATAGTTTGGCCCGGCGGAACAACGTACTGCTCTCGGTTAAAGAAGGGTTTTCCATTCAAATCGAATTGCGTGTAAGGCGGTATGAACTTTGTACGAGTCGCATAGTTGTTTATTTCAAGCACACAACTGGCGCAGGTCTTTCGAGCAATTTCCACGCCCAACATACGTGTGCCGGCAAATATGGAACTATCCCGCACAGCGGTAGGCAGAAAAGCTTCACGCAATGAAATGTCTACGTACAATTGGTTGGTTACGTGGGAGCCTGCAAACAAATCCAGTACAGTAGTACCAACAGACGTAGGAAGAATGTCTTCCCATGTTTGTTTCTGCTTCAGTTTGCGCCGAAGAGCATCAAACAATACCTGAAAGTCAGGCGTAACTTTACTTACGGGTACGGATGCCATTAGCTAAATCCCCTCGATAGATTGAATTGGAAGTTATATTCACGAGCTTCCAATTCAGGTGCTCTGTAATATATGTTTACGAAATATTGAGCGTTTCTAGGATCGGCCTTAACAGTAACGTCTGTGAAGACTATACGGCTCTCGCCATTCTCTCCTAAGGCTTGCTCCATGCTGTATTTGATCTTGCTGGCAGTTATATCATCAATAGGTTCAAACAAATGTCGATTAACATTACTGCCTATAGTGGGTCGAAACCATTTAGAACCGACGGGTGTTTCAAAAATTGATGCTATATTCTGGTTTATCGAATCTGCGTTAATAACGAGTTCCGCAGGGTCTTGACCAGCCGCTAAATTTATATCTGAGTAGATTACGTCTATGTTTGCCATGAGTTAACCTGCAAATGTTGTTAGAGAGCCTACGGCTACCATATCGCCACAACTCAGCATATCCATCATACGCATCTTCGGCAATTGATCTGCGAACGTGGTCATGCTGCCCATAGCAGATACTACTGGGTGGCATACTGGTCCACAACAGTGTGGCGCCCACATATCAGTAACACGAACTTGAGAGAACTGGTCCGTGAACGTGGATATGGAACCCATAACGGGTACAGTGGGCGGAAAACAACCATGGCCTGTAGACATATCTATAGGCATACGAGCGCAGCCGAACATAATTAGACTCCTGATTGGGTTTTGTTTAAATTATAACTGTAAACAATGCATGTATAGCATTTACAGTTATGTTTGACCTACCACGAAAGGAAATACAATGTTCAACTATATTAAGACTATGGAAACTCTTATTCGAGCCCCGCAAAAAGAGAACCGAACAGGAGTCAATACGCGATCTTTGGTGTTCAACACTATGAATTTCAAACTTGATCACGGTCGTAATTTCGCAGCAGTTACAACAAAGCGTCTGCCTATAAAATCCGTAATTGGCGAGTTGTTGGGATTTATTCGAGGAACGGATAACGCCGAGACGTTTAAGCAGATTGGCAGTTCTGTATGGAAAGACAATGCTAACAAGCAGAACCCAGAAGGGATGCCACAGAATAGGTGGTTAGACAACCCGTGGCGCAAAGGAGAGGACGATTTAGGCCGTATCTACGGCGTCCAGTGGAGACAGTGGCAAGATACGAAACTTGTGAGAGGTGCAGGTTACGAATTTCTGGCCGATCTTGGATACCAGCGTGTTGGACAGTTTTTCGCAAAAGCTGACGACGTTATGACTTCCGTATGGCATCGAGACATTGATCAGTTGGCAAATATCGTTAACGAGATCAAGAACAACCCTAACAGTCGCCGCATGATCATCAGCGCATGGAATCCTAGTGATATGGAATCTATGGCATTGCCGCCTTGCCATGTGTTGCAACATTACCTGTGTGAAGAAATGAGCGTAGAAGAAAGACTTGAAGCCCACATTGTTGCCACAGAAAACAATGCGATCTGGTACAATGCGGAACGTGAGATTATCCGTACCAATGTTCAAAATCACATCATGCATAAGTTGGGTCGTGACGTTGTGCCTACGCATGAAGACCTAGACAGTTGGAATCTTCCTCGTCACCGGTTGAATCTAATCATGTACCAGCGTTCTGCAATTGAGCGCCTACACTGAGCGATCGGTGTAGCAAACTCCATTAAACGGGGAACGGTCACTGACCCAATCCCGTGCTAAGTTTTATGCGATTAGACGCTAGGCTCACTCTTTAATAATTTACCTCTATGTTCTAATGGAAAAGGGTTAGTGAGATGGCGTGCGGTGTATATCAAATTCTGAATAAAGTTACCGGAAAGTTTTACATAGGAAGTTCTGCAAACATCAAAGCCCGCATTAAAAGGCATGTACGCGGGCTAGAGTCTGGACACCATCACTGTATATATCTAAAGCGTGCTTGGAAAAAATATGGAAGAGAAGCTTTTACGCCGAGAGTTTTGTTTAGGTGCAGCAGTATAGAAGAAGCACTCGGCATAGAGCAGTATTTCCTAAACACGTTAACAAGGCAAAAGATATATAACACAAGCGGCGCTGCTTCTGGTGGAAACTTGTTGAAGTTCATGTCAGACAAAGACAGAGCTTTACTGTACGCTAGAAAAAAGAAAGCGTCCCGTTTGTACTTAGCAAGCCTATCTAAAGAAGAAAGGATCGCTAAGTGGGTTCGCCTAGGTGCGGAGAATGGGATGTTTGGAAGAACACACACGGAAGATGCAAGAATAAGGATAGTCGCTGCTGGGAATCAAGCCGCAGCCTTGCGTAAGATTAGAACCGGTAAAAATTTAGATGAGCTGTACGGAAAACCGAGAGCAGATAGAATTCGGAAGAAGCTTAGTGACTTGGGAAAAATGAGAACTGGTGAAAAGAACCCGTTCTACGGAAAGTCACACAACAAAGAAGCTAGATCGAAGATGTCAGAGGGCCAACAAAAACTGCGAGAAGGTGGTTTTCGCTCTGGAAACTGCCGCAAAGTTTCTATTGGTACGCATCAATTTGATTCCTTGCATGAGACCGCAAAGTATTTGGGCGTCTCGAATGGAACCATCTGCCATAGAATACGATCAAAGAATCCGAAGTTCAAAGACTACTCTTATATCGCATAAATAAAAGCCGAACGACTATCGAAAGCGCGGCGCCGGACGGCATAACCGCAGTGAGTAGAGTAGGGTGCAAGCTATCGGTACCCGAAACGTGGAGGGTCTCTAAGGACGGAGATCGTGATATAGTCTCATCTGCATGGCAACATGCAGCAGTTCATAAGAGAACGGGCACCGGAGTAGCGTCGGGTGTCGAAGATTTTGTCAGCGGATTTTATGTTGGGGAGCCCCTATAATATTGCAAGCTACGCTGCTATGTTGCAGATCATGGCGCGTATGACCGGAACCAGCCCAGGTGATCTACACTATCTGACGGGCGATACTCACCTGTATGAAAATCACATCAACGCTGCACAAGAACAGATACGTAGAAAGCCAATCGGCGACAATTGCAGGCTGTTGATTGATCCAAAGCTAAAAACGTTGAAGGACTTTGAGGAGGCAACAGTCGAACAATTCAGACTGTTTAACTACCACAATCACGGCCCATTGAAGCATCCGACTCCAATGGCACTGTGATAACTCGGGGGCCTTTGGTCCCCACATTGTACTTTGAGGCATTGTATGTACGTTGAAATATATATAGCAAGATGAAGGTACCGCTAGAGTATTTTAATTGCAGTATGGTTGGTTTTTTGGCAGAAGACGGTACGCGTTTAATATCTGCTGTGGCGTTGGTAAAGCTTGCGGGAGATTTAGAGTTTGATAAGTCTCGCAAGTTTTGCACACACGGAACAGTACGCCAACTACTGAACAGGTATGAAGTGTTAGGTGTAGAAATAGACTTACTTTCTCTCGAAGATGAGGATAAGGTTAAGAGTTTCATAAACATACTTCTAGGCCCCCACCAAAAGGAAAAAGCACAACAGGTCGTAGATTCCTTAATGTACGCCAAAGAATTTATTATCGACGAGGACGAAGAGTAATGGAATTTTCAGAGTTTCTTAGACGCAACCGATGGTGTTTACAAAAAGAGGTTTTGGAACTTCTGATACTTGATGGTGAGAAACATGAAGACGTTGTAAAGCGAGTAACGTATTCGACCTCTATTTTAAATGACGAGGGCCAGCATATAGGAGCTTACACGACGGAAGTGAAAAGCCTGACCATGCGGAGTTCAGTATCGTCTAACGTATACTATGAAATAGTGTTCACTTCCAACGGTCGCGATAAAAAAGTTTTCATAAACCTATGGAAAGAAAACCCTGAAAGTAAATATGCCTGTGTTTATAAAAATGGCAGGGTATTAAGATGGGGATCGTGGGCAGTAGAGTTGATGCAGACGCTACCTGACTTGATAGCGAAACTTGGCCGTAACACCGTGGATTCTGAAGTTGTTTTAGCTACAGAGGCGTTGCACGGCCAGGATTCAAAACATGGGGAATTTTCTGCGATTGAAACGGAGCTTGCACTAAACTGGAGTGACGAAGGACCAAGCGCAGAAGAAATATACGATAAAGATAGAAGTGGTGTACCATTAGATTTCTTGGAGTGAAGACAGGTCTGGCCATACTGGATAAGCCACTGCTCGAATTTCTGCTTCTGTCAGACAGGCGTAATACTCCGCTATCTTATTGCGCCTTACTGCCTCTACGATTCCCAATATAGGATCAAGAATTTCTCCAGAAAGACGAAACTGATCCAATACAGCCCAACAAAGACTCCACAATGGTATAGTAGTTTCTAATGCCTCTATGTACAACAAAGGATACAGAGCCTTTAAGTCATCTTGCTGTGTAGTAGTGAGAGCCGACGAAAGTGTTCCGTAAGAAGCCACTTCTGACGATTGCCCCGCCTCATACCTCTCCATAAATAAGGACGCTTGTTCCTTCTTCTGGTCGTACACGCGAAACATACGCGGCATACTTGTGCCTATAACGGCGTAAGAAGCATCAGCGCGTACGGCATCTGCCGATTCTTTTACATAATCCACATATTTGAAGGCTAGAGTCTTGACGATCTTTTCGTCCAGATCAACCTTAGGTATTGTAGGTTCGCCAAGCCAATCAATATCTGCGTAAGAGTTTCCGTATACGATACAGGACCTATTCGGATAGTGTTCAGATATAACATCCGCGTACGTAACACTAAAAACAGGCAAAACGCTCATAAATCACCCAATCTGGTTAGCGACATGGCACTGTTAGGAGCAACAGTTATAACACTAACTTTTGTGCCCTTTAAGGAATCAACGCGACCGATTAGTTCTATGTAATCTCCCTCGTACATGTGTATCATAAATGACGTAGTGTTTGTGGTTGGATTCGTGGAGTCTAGGGAACGCGTACTGGTAGAACTACGGCCAATAACTTGGTTACCATTCACACGTAAAAAACAAGAAAACAGCTGGTCACTCTTTTTTTCAATTACCGTATTCAGTACATAAGACACTTGAAACAAACCTCGCCGGAGTACGGTAATTTTACTGGAGTCCGCAGGAACTGAAGTATCGTGCAAGAAACAATCGGCATCCAATCGAGATTGAAAATTCCAACGAAGTGGAACATCTTGAGTAGCTAAAATAGATACAGCAGATGTAGAACCCAATTCTATTATAGGAAACTGTTCAACGCCTGCATCTATCTGGAGAATCAACTTCCAAGCGAGGTCGCCTGGAACGTCCGAACTCTCCTCACAAAGATAAATTCCATTTTTGTATGAAACGTGGGATTTCAGGTAGAAAAGTTCTCCCACGTTTTCGTCAAGTGGTAAGACATTACCAATTGGCAACGTCATATTCGATATAGAAGTTCCTTCTCCCATATGTATTCCGCCAAGGAACTTCATCGAGTAAAGCCTCCATTAAATTTATCGCCAGTCAGTCTATCCATTCGTGATCTCTTTTCTGCCGGATCGCGCTCTCTTCTGCCTAACCAAATCTCCTTCTTTACGTGGACCTGTCTTTTCTCTCCATCTTCAGAGTCTTCGTACGGAATAGCAGTATTTCGCTTCGGCTTCTTATTGCGCTTCTTTTGACGATGGATATAATCTTCGGAGTCATAGTCAATTAGACCGTCGGCTTCTTCCTGACGAGGCAGTCTGGCACCTTCGTGTTTTTTGCCGGAAAAACTTAAACTAATCTGCAACATAGCAAACGCTCCTGATATTACCTATAGAACTGCCTTCATTGAGTTTTAGACCATGCTGCGCCTACACCGCCCCGAGGGATTGGTGTTTATTCGCGGCATCTATTGCCTTCTGAATCTTGGCAGGAGGTCTAATATTCAGACTACTATAAAAGTCAGCTAATATAGAAGGTTCAATATAGTTTCCAATTGCGGTACTGGTAGTTACTTTTTCTCCGCTAGTATGGCCAAGTTCATTACCGACCAGCAGCAGTTGATCCTCTACCCACTTGTTAACTTCACGTTCTTTCCAATTGCCACCTTTCTTAAACGGACTCTTCTTAAAAATATCTAGGGCCATTTTAGATGCCTTAGATGTACGAAATTTGTGTACTGTGAAATCGTTATGGCCACCAAGAGTCCTAAGATACCGTGTAACTGTAGTGCTAGTGGGAGTCTTGTCTTTTATCAGGAAAAGACTGCCGGTCGGCTTTTTACCTTTCATATAATGCTGAAGGTTTTTAGCCAATAGTTTCAGAGGAGCAGAGCTATTGTAGTTTATTACGTGTTTTTGTGTTGCTCCTGTTTCACTTGACTGGGATTTACCTTTGTATTTAACGATGATTTTGTTTTCGGTTATGGATACGTGGCGCACTTGTAGCTGAGTAGCACCATACGTAGTTTCACCTTTTGATGCGTTACCTCGATTGCCTGGACGCGCAGAAGTAACGTATATAAATTCTAAAATTGTGGCCAACATGCCTGCCGTAGTATTTGGCTTTTTCATAGCTTCGCGCCATTTACGTGCCATAGCAGGTAGTTTGGGCAAAGTAGCCGTAACAGCAGAAAACTTTTTATTCTTCGCTTTACTTCTGTAGTTTTCGGTATAAGCCCGAGATTCGTCTTTGCCTCCTGTAGGAGTAAACAGGCATACGTAGGCGTTATCTTTTTTCGGGTCATACGCTGGATTCATTCGCACTTCGCCTGCAGGCGCGGTCGACATGGCCATACCTTCTATGGTATAGAATTTTCCAGCATCATCTATGTTGCCAACAAACCCTGTAGGCAACGTATGAGGAATATTCTCATCATCGAGAGCCTCAGAAACTTCATGCAGAGGCAAATAAGGCTTTCCACTACTGCGAACCAAAGACTCTAATCGTTTCTTGAACGTGGTACGCATAGCGGTTCTTAGTTGCAAGTATCGGGTGTGATCTTTCAGTTTTTCTCCGCGATGTTTAGCAACAGTTTGCCATTGTTGCAATATTGGAATAGGAAGAACTAGACCGGGCTTGCCAGAATATTTCTTAACCAGATTCTCCAACTCAGATTTTTCGTCCGAAACATCAGGAACTTCTTCGACAAACATTTCGTTAATATCAGGTTCACCGAAGCGGCTTACCACTTTTTTCAGGCTTCTTCTGGCGGACGCACTTTCTTTAGTGTGAATCAAACGCAAGTCGTTCAAAATCTTCACATCTTCTCGGCTAAGGTCCATTTCTTTTTTAATAGACGGTTGAGCCTGACGAAGTTCTTCTATGACGGCATCTATCGAATCTTCATACGCGTCGTCTTCCCTGGGGTCTTTTTGGGCCAGAGTATCTCGATACGCCTTATCCAAATTCTTCACAGGCATCTTGAACCGCTTCATAAAAGGAGTAGCTGCCGCGCGCCATGCCGTAAGTCTGCGAAGATAGTCCGCATCGTAATCAAACTCGTAGGCCATAACTATAGACAGCAACAGCTTCATGTAAGCTTCAGCACTACCTTTGTCAACTGCGGAGAGTGATTGGAATCCTAATAACATGAGTTGGCCTCTGGACTATACAAATAGCCGGTTGAAATCGTTTAAGTATTTAAGGTTTATGTAATCGACAGGAAGTACATGGCGCCCAATGTAACGTACATTGCCAGCCCACTCAATTCCTAAAGTAGGTTCGATTACTTCCATACGCTTCTCATCAACACAGAACGAATGCGTAGTGATGGATAAACCACCTTGGCTACGATCTGGTTGGATTAAATATCCCACGTACAGAAGAAGTCCATTATTCTTTGCGTACTCCATAGCATTTTCATGTGGAGTAGATACAGGCAAATGGCCTTTGTTTAGTCCACGCTTTATTACAGGCAAACTGGCTAGACGCAGTTTTATATCATCCATCCAGCTATATTTTTCTGCAAGACGTTCTGCCAGCGATATGGACAGAGGATTATTGTTGGTTACTGGTGACGTGTTCGCTACCGAGATATGCATCTTCAATCACCCTGTTGATTATGTGTAATACAGATTCTTTTACTTGGGAAAGAGGACGATTGGCGTTGACCACGATAAACCTGTCGGGGTTCTCTTTAGCCATTGCACGGAATCGTTGTAGAACACGCGCATGGTAAGCAGAGTCGCGCAGGTCTTCAAAGGTATTTACTTCTTCACCTTTAACGACACCTCTATCCAATTTACGTTGTGCGTAGGTGTCAAGATCAATATCAAAGAGAATTGTTAGGTCCGGCACTGCAAGTTGTCCGCTATCCAATAAAAAATTATGTAGATTTAAAGTGAACTCATTACCGATAGCGCCTTGATACGCCATTGTTGTGTCATAGTAACGGTCGCTCAGTACAACTTCACCATTGGCAAGCGCGGGCTTAATAAGCTTGGCCGTGTGTTCGATGCGAGCGGCATAAAACAAAGTTGTCTCGGTCTCAGGTTCCATATTTATGGCCTGAGAAAGCAACATGGCGCGCAAGTCTTCAGCAATTGGAGTCCCGCCCGGCTCGCGTGTTCGTGTATAGTCCACACTAAGTTTCTTCAGACGCTCTTCTATATAAGTGGCGGCAGTTGACTTACCGCAACACTCGAAACCTTCCAACGTAATAAAGATACCGGCTTCTGATTTTTGTTCGTTCATAACTTTACCTCACTTAGTTAGATATAATCTGCGGCGCTGCTTTAGATTACGTCGAGACTCTCCACCTCGCCATGCCATACGCAACAACATAGATTGAAGCACTTCAGGATCAACATCGGACTTCTTTGCATTCTTGGCGACGTAGATATGTCCGCTCTTTTCAGACAATACCATTATACCCACGCCTTCTGTCTTCAATTCGGGTCCGACCACTGACATAAACTTACTGTTACTGTATAGATTTTCTGAAAAGACCATGTACATCTTATTAACGTACGGTAGATAGCTGCGCCACTTCTTATCTGTTTTATAATCGGCGGCGCAGGATTTAACTTCGCAACCTATCAGAATACCTTTCGTGTTAAGCGCCATTAGATCCATACGGCGTTTACCCCAAGCTTCAACACCAAGCTCTACATGGCATGAATAGCGCTTGTGTGCCCAGTAATGCGTAGCGGCACGGGTCAAAATTTCCGTAACAAGCGCTCTACTCATCTTCTCCGCAGGACCAGTAGGTTTCTTTTTGTCTTTTACTACTGCCATGGTGCGTCCTTAGTAAGGTAGTGCAGGGAGGTCTTTGCCAGTTACGAAACGATAAAACTTACGCGAAGGTGGCACACCTGCCTTCAGATAAGCCATTGTACCTTCCGGCATCCTTCAGCCGATTCAGCGCAAAGCTTTTATCTAGCTGAAAGTTGCGTTTGGCGCGGAGTGATATAGTTGCGTTTGAAGCTACGGAATAGGCGGCCTTGGTATGCTCCTTCAGTTCATTGAGTGCGGCCAATGCTACCTGTGCGGAAGGAACATCCTTCACCTGCTTAATAAGCTTTTTAACTTTGCCGCCGGAGCGCATATTTTTCAGAAAAGCTTTCGCACTTTTTTCATCAAAAGACATTTCTGAAGAAGCTGTCTTCGGCGGCTCATTAGCTTTGGGAACGGTAGGTTTGTTTTCTGGAACGTGTACACGCTCACCGGCTACGGGCTTGTCAATCTTCTTGGCGTACCATTTACTTGTATCAATGTGATTCTGTACGTTAGCCGTAGGTATAGCTGTCTTTCGTATACGCGTGTGGCTAGCATAGCCAACGACACCGCCTCCGGTGTTGGCAACAACGGCTTTCATCTTTCCACCATTGTCGAGTACAGCGTATACCAGCTTGTCTTTGACGGATACGCGAGTAACTGTACCTAGAAAGTATGCGGGCTCTTTAGGTGTATTTACATTAACGACAACACGGTCACCCTTTTTAAAGCCGGCTTTTTCAACGAGTGTTGCTGATTCTTATATGAATAGTTGCATGGTTTATCCCCTTTAATTTACAATTTTTGCTCTGCCGCAAGCTTTGCATAGATAGACTTTTTCTAGGACGGTCTCGTACTTACCGTGATTGTAAAATGGGTATTCCTTGTACGTAATGACAACTTGCCTAGCTTCACAGTAAAAACATTTTCGTCTTGTTTTCTTTTCGTAAGAACCTGAGCTAGTCACGGCAGAGATACTTATACGCATGGTTAACCTCTTAGAATCTTTTCAGATACACGGCAGAGTTTTCTTTACGTCTGCGTAAAGCGTCATTAACAGAACCACCGTCGATTAAACGGAAGCCGTTCTTCCAAAACAAACGCACACTCTCATCACTGCTACACTGTGCACCTATATCGTGAGGGTAAACAGAAAGTACCTCTTTTAGGAGTTTACTAGCAACACCCTTGTTACGTAGCTTAGGACTTACGTAGGTTTCAACCACAGAATACTTAGCTGGTGCATAAGGCGGTTTAATGGCGACCACTATTTTACTTTCTGGGTCTTCATCATGCTCAAACACATGACCCATAACGGAATCAAACAGACGTACCATCTTCACAGGTTTACTAGAGGCAGTAGAAGGTATTAAAATTCGCATAGTGTTAACCTACAGTTGAAACAATCCAGAGCTTTCTTCTTTGGGATTAAGAGCTTCAACGTGAGAGAGACATTCGGCTTTTGTCATGTAAGGCCAGTTTTTAGGCAGACGAACACGCTGACCTCTAGGATCCAAAAGCAGAAGCATAAACTTGTAGCCTTTTTTGTGACAAGCAATAGCTTTGGCGCAAGTCATGGACCATCCACGTTTTTTGTTGTGTAGCAGTCCAAGCGTATGGCTAGACTTAACTTCCACAATAGTACGCTTAGATATGATGAAAATGTCAGGAAAGTAGGTACGCAATTTACCGCTGTACTTATATCGTATATTCAAGGCGTCACCAAACTCACACTCACATCGAATATCGGAAGGACTTATATCGAGCTGGCGAGTCAAGTATTCAAGCGCTTGCGGCTCATAGCCTTGTACCTTTAAACGACGGCCGCCCAACACATAATTGTATTGAGCGAATTTACTTTGGCGTTTTTTGCGTTTAGGTAATTTCTTTCCGGAAAGCATGGCGGCACCATTTATTAGTGCGCCCAATCAGTCGAACGATATTTGTATCTGAACCATGTTAGAGGCTTCGGCTTCTTCTTCTTTAGCCTCGTCGAATCCAACCATACGTTTCCAGATACCCATTACATAAGCGTAAAACTGGTCACTCTCTTCTTCGAGGTCTTCCTGTTTGTTTGCTATCTGTTTCGCACGTTCCCAAAGTTTCTCTAGCTTTTCAACGGCTTTCTTTTCGGAAAGATCGTTCTTTTCGGCGTACTTTGGTGCAAAGGATCGAACAACTGAACTAGGCACTTGAATCTCCTTTAGTGTTTTTAACACCTGGTGTTTGTCATATAAATTATCATGCAAAACGAAGTAAAATGCAGGCAATAGACAAAAAGAAACCCGCACGGAGGCGGGTTAAAGGGGGTTATTGCTGAATGATTTAACTATCGGAACGCCATATCACGTACACGTTTGAGCATGGGTTTAAACCGTTTGTGGAGGATTTTCTTTGCTTCCTCGATAGTAAACCATTCACGTTCGCGTCGATGACCTTCATCCCACTGATCTAGGACTTTCTTTACTTTCATGCCATACACTACGACTTCTTGGTCACGACCGGTACTTCCTTTAGTATACGTGTATTCACCGATCTTCTTCTTAGCCTTACCTATCAAGCCGGCTTCCTCGAAAGCTTCATTTGCGGCACTTTCTTTCTTGGTCATATCGTCTTCAAGTGCACCTTTGGGAATACCAAATTTGCCGCTGTGGGAACTGGTAACCAAGAGTATTTCTACAACTCCATCACGTAAGCGATAAGGTATAACGCCAGACTGTTTTCGTGGCTTTTTCCGGCGCACAGGTAAAGCCTTTGTTTTGCTCTTAGCCGCAAGGACAACTTTGTCAGCACTAACTTCGATTTTCATTTTTGACTCCAGACGCAGATCGGTCGGTAATATATTATCAGTTAAATTACTTTCGATTCGCTCTACGCGCTTTACGTGCAGCCTTATTTCTGGTGCGTCTACGTCGTATGGAAGGGGTCTTTGGAGTTCCGGGTCGCTTACCAACACGGGCCGGAGGATGTTGAGTACCGGACATAACTTCACCCATAATCACAGCTAAAGCCGCGCCTGAATCTAAACTAGAAATGCGTTTCATACTATAGTTTTCCATAACCAGAATTAGAATTTGGATAGTTGTCTATAGAATAGTCGGTAAATGCAGACAACATCCTGCTAAACATCTGATCCACTTCCATCAACTGTTTAAACCGAAATAAGTAGGAGAAAGAGGCTTGCGACAACTGCAAGAACATTCCTTTATCGGGATTACATATTGCGTAGGCGGAATTAACTAGGCCCTTATTGACCAGACATTCACACTCGTGCTTTATATACTCTTTCTGGAACTTATATTTTTCATCCCCCTCGATAAACTCTGGACGTAAGTTACGCATAAACATAAGAGCGTTCATAACCGCCAGAACGATATCGACATTTACAGGTCTCTCTCCGGTGCTTCCATCGCTATTCAATCTGGCTGCTGATATTTCAGGACAGTGGGCACGATGGCCTATAACTACTGGAGTGTTCTTAACGTAGTGAACTGGCGTTACTCGAATATCGTTGTCCACAATTGAATCCGTTGATCGAGGACTCAAATCGGAACCGTTGATGTTGTGTTTAGAGTTACAACTTACAATGAGTTTCTGTCGCAGACTTTCTAGGTCTGGTTCTTCGTCTTCATGTACAACGTAGTGTAAACCGCTCGGCAAATTCTCTTCACGTACAATGTCCAATGATTGGTGGATATTTATTTTAGTTACACCTAACATTTTAATTCCTTTTTTACAATGTATTTAATCAGGGGTACGTTGCGTCATTTGCTACAGTCAACCCTGGCCGATCGGGCTTCCTTAGAAATTCATGGTTACCTATACGACCAAGTTTCTCGAACGTGTAATACCATTTGGGTAATTTGTCTAGCACATCTGGATTCAGATAGTGTGTTGCTCCTTTAGCAGGACTACCTGGTAATCCATCAGCATACAGGTACGAGTAGACGAGTCGAGCCACATCAAATTCTTCCGTTGATGTGGGCAACCCTACCAATGCATTTGGATTAGTCCAAGAAAATTGATAGGGTTGATGGACAACTCCGCATACCGTATTGGGATAATCTGAACGTTTTACTCGCGTGTAAACAACTTCTATTACGGCCAATTGACCAAGAAGAGGTTCACCGCGAGCTTCGTGCAGAACGTTATCTATAAGACAATCTTGGGAGGCGAATTTCTGAGGAGAGTCGTATATGTCCAACGCCAAAGACGCGGACAGTAGAAGGCTGGCTAATTCCATTAGTCAATTCCTTATGTCAGTTATTGTACTATATTTACACTTTACTTACTTACGTGCAAGGCTTCACGCAGCATGGCTATAAAATCGGAATCTG